ATGACAGGCAAAACAATGAGCAAAGATTCAAAGCGTGTTTATCACTTCAAAGATCTTTCTCCAGACGCAAAGAAAAAAGCGAGGAGCAAAGTTTGATTGATTCATGTGTTTTTGTTGATGGTGTATTTAGGGGTCGGAGATGAGCGTAGACTTGTTAGCAATGACATGTATTTTCGCGATCTTAATGATTGCAATTGGTATGCTCGGAACATTACAAAACGATACGGAAACTATCAATATTCTGACCGCATGGATCCAAGGGACAGAGTCACAGCCTATTGCTTACCTAAATATGTTGATGGCAACAGCGTGAGGATTTACTGATGGCAAAATACAAAGGACGCACAGTCACTCTTAACAAGCCTCGCCGAATCGGCAAAGGCGAGCCATCATACGGCAAAAAGAAATCAGTCGTTTATGTCAAAGATGGCGATAGAGTCAAGCGTGTGACTTTTGGCGATCCGAATATGCGGATCAAAAAGAACCAGCCAGGACGCAGAAGCAACTTCCGCTCTCGGCACAATTGTGATAACCCAGGACCAAAAACAAAGGCACGCTATTGGTCATGCAAAGCGTGGTAGTATAATGGCAAGAGCAGCAATCAAAAAAGTAGCCAATGCAGAAATCCGAGCAGCCAAGAGTTTTCTTGAGCGTAGAGGAATCAAGTCAACAGAGGTCAGCCCACGCAAGTTCGCAATGGCTGCCAAAGAACTTGACAAAGGCTTTCAAGAAACATTGCAGGTTCTCGCTAGGGAGTTGTCAGGAGGCCAAGTTTAATGGCTGAGGCATTCCGACCAGATGGCAGATTAAATATCCCGACTCAGGCTGCAGCTGATTACATAGCTGAGCAAGGCCAGTTGGTGCCATACGAGCCAACAATGCGGGAGAAAACTCGTCAAGCAATCGCGAACTTTTTAAGTCAATATGGCGGTCTTTCAAAGTTCGGTGCTAGGGACATCGCTGAAGGCGTAACAGGATCAACAAGCCCAGACGCAAGAAACCCAATGGGCATTGGCCTCATGGACTTCACTCCTGCTGGCTTAGTTTTTGGAGCCCAAGAAGCAGGCAGAGAGTTTGACAAAGCACAAACAGCAACTGATTATATCGCACCAACCATTGGTTTGGGTCTGAGTGCTGTTGAGGCTTTCCCATTGACGAAAGCAATCACAAAGCCAGCCGCAGCATTTCTGAAAAACTTGGGGCAAAAAACTTCCTCAGACATTGTTCCAAATGTAGAGCCATTGATCGCTTCAGCTGGTCCAAAAGTCCCTCGCAGGACATTCGTTCAAGGTGTTGTTGCTACGCCAGTCGCTGGTGCGTTGAGTAAGCTGCCTTTGGGCAAGATTGATGATGTTGCACCTGTCGCCAAAGCAGCAAGGCTCACAATCCCTAAAAACTTTGATTTCAGCTCTTTGAATGCTTTCAAAAAAGGAATTGATGAGGCTAAATATTTAGCAAAAATAGAGGGAAGAGAAGACGATTTATTGTTCATTGATGAATTAGATGCACCAGAATTCATATCTGAAGCAAATGAAGATGAAATTTTGGATATGATTTCTGAAATGAAATACAAATTCCCTGACTCTTCTGACGAAGAAATAAAAGGCCAATTCATGGATCTTTTTGAAGGTTCTGAAGATATCATGGAAGATCTTTTCAGCTATAAAGATGGTGGTTTTTTGGAAGCGATATCAGAAACTAAACCAAAAGAAATTAAAATTGGTGAAGAATAATGGGTGCGGCATCAAAAATACTCGGCGAACTTACAGACGACGCAGTGCGTTGGGTTGAGTCTTTGGCCAACAAACTTTCTGGCAAGCCAGGAGATGCAGTTCGCTTCCCGACCACCCCAGAGAATGTTGCATATGAAACAGGCGAAAAACTTGTCAACCTTGACAGGCTAGCTCCGCAGATGTTTGACATTTACGATGACAGAGCCTTGTATTATGCACTGCAAGAGGCCAAAGAAGGTTCCGCAGATGTAGGCTTGATGAATCCCGATACTTTCCGTCGGGCTGCAGCTGAAATCCCGATGGGCGACCCATATATCCGTGACATGGTTGATCAAAAGGTTGCAGACCTGCGTGATTTGCGTCAGGCTGGCATCCGTTATTCAGATGTCCCTTATTTAGGGTATGATGACTTCCCAGCCAATTCAGCCCAGATCACTGCCCATGAAGGTCGTCACCGCTCAAGAGCATTGAACGCTGAAGGTGAGCCATATCAGCTAGTTCGTTTCATTGGACCATCAAATTCACCAAGACTTAGCCAGATGAAACCGAGCACACAAATGCTTTCTGAAGAAATCAGCTTCCCAGAAGGTGGAGGCAAGCAACCAATAGGAACTCTCGGCGAGTTGATAAAGTTCCTCAGCATTGGTGGAGTTGCGGCTCCTGGAGTTCTTTCTCAGTTAGGAGGGCAAGAAGATGCGCAAGTTCCCTAAGCAACCAAAAACAAAAGGTGGCGTGAACACAAAGTATGTTCGTGGTGCCAAGAATCCAAAAGCCCAAGAAGCAGAAATCAAAAGCACTGCCAAAAAATATCGCGAAGGCAAGTTGACCAAAGCAGAGATGGAGCGGATAGCCAAAAGGAGGTCAAAAAATGTCACCAAGAGTTACAAAAAAGCCAGCGAAAAAAGACGCAAAAAAATCAGCAAGTAAAAAGAGTGGTGGCAGCCTAGAGTCAGCCATTGATAAATACAGCAAGTCTTCAGGCTTTTCAAAAGCAAAACTCCGCAAAGTCGCTAAAAGAGGCATGGGTGCCTACTATTCATCAGGTTCTCGTCCTGGCCAAACCCCAACATCTTGGGCTATTGGTCGTGTCAGATCATTCGCAACTGGCAAAGGTGGAGCCAGAAAAGCAGATTCAGATTTGATTAAAGGATCAAAAAAGAGTAAAAAGAAATGAATAGGTCTAATTTTTCGTCACTAGTCTCAAAAGGAGGAAAAACCATGACATACGGAAAACCAAAAAAGAAGCCAATAAAGAAAATGGCTTCTAAAAAGATGGCTTCTAAAAAGAAGACCAAAAAGAAGTCTTCATATGCCTAATGAAAAGGCTGATGAAGGTGAAGTCGTTGAAATCTTTGTATCAGGCGTTTCGATGTCTGGCAAGTCGGAGTTGAAAAATGACAGTGATAGATCTGCTGAAAAAGATCCAAAAGACTCTGAAAGAGGAGAGGTCAGCGATAGCTGAGAATATGGTTCTTGGTCGTATGCAAGACCACGAGGCATATAAAAAGAACGCTGGTGTTGCTGAGGGTCTCGACAGAGCCCATGACATCATCAGTGAAATGATGAAAAAACTTGATAATGAAGAGGATGCATAACCATGTCTCATCCACATGCAAAAGATCTCATCACTGATGAGGAAACAAAGGCGACTTTAGGGTCGCATCAATTCCCCAAACCAATGGGATGGAAAGTTCTTGTTCAGCCAAATCAGGCGAAGAAGAAAACAAAAGGTGGTATTTACCTTCCGTCTCAAAGCGTGGAAAACGAAGAATACCTGACAGCCCACGGAACTATTCTGGCACAAGGGGAACTCGCATATCGCGATCGTGATACTGGTCAAAGATGGAAAGGCGATTGGCCTGAAATCGGTGATCGGGTCACATATGGCAAATATGCTGGCCAGAAATTAACAGTAAATGGTGTAAAGATGCTTCTGCTGAATGATGATGAGATCACCTCAATCATCCCAGAAGGTGCAACACTGACATCTTATGTAGACTAAGCGAAATAACCATGGAGGACGCTACCATGTCACAAGAAGAAGTATTGGCAGAGATCGAAAAAGAGATTGAAAAGACCAAAGGTCAAAAAGATGACGATCTTGAAATCGAAATCGCCGAAGACGAGGCTGAAGAGCCTCAAGAAGAGGTTGCGGCAAAAGAAAAAGAGTCCGATAGTGAAGACTCTGAATACGGAGCCAAAGTCCAAAACCGAATCAAAAAACTTGTAGACCAACGCAGAGATGCTGAGGTTCAAACTCGTCAGGCTCAAGAACAAGTCGCACAACTCCAAGCAAGGCTTGAGCGTCTTGAGCAAGGCAACACTCATAGGGCTGAGAACGAATTTCATCAGCGTTACGAGCAAACAAAGCAAGCACTAACAAAGGCAGTTGAAGAAGGTGACACTCAAGCACAGCTGAATTTCACCGAGCAACTTGCTGATATGCGTGCTGCTATCCGTATCGCTGAGATGCAAAAACAACAAGCTGCTGCACAGTCTATTTCACCAACAGTCGGTCGTGCTCAGCAAGTTGCCCAGCAACCTGCACCACCAAAAGCAATGGACTGGTGGCAGAAAAATCGCTGGTTTAATTCTCCTGGATTTGAGCGGGAAACTGCGGCTGCACGGGCAATTGATGTGCAGTTGGACCTTGAAGGTCATGACAAAAATAGTGATGATTATTACGAACTGCTTAATAATCGTTTACTTAATGTCTTTCCCGAGTTAAACTCAGGAGGCGAGCAAAGTAAGCCTCGAGCAAAAAGCAGAGCACCAGTCGCCCCAACTGCAGGCGGTTCGGGAACTTACAAAGGAAACAGGGTTCGCATGACACAGGATCAGTTACGAATGGCTAGAGAACTCGGTATTAATGATGAAAAATCTCTGAAGCGTTATGCTAATGAGATCAAACAGCAGAGGAGCTAACCATGGCTAATAATAGAAATGTGCGTGCACAAGAATCTCGTTCCGAACTCCGTGCAGGGGATGCTCGTCCCGATACTGCATGGAAACCACCATCATTGTTGGACGCACCCGATCCCCGTCCTGGGATGGTTCAACGATGGATTGCTACCTCGATTCAGGGTAGAGAGACTCCAGACAATGTATACAAGCGTATGCGTGCAGGCTGGAATCCTCGCCCTGCTGATTCAGTGAAAGATCAGAGATTCCCAACTATCAATCACGGACAGTGGGCAGGTTCAATAGGAGTTGAAGGCATGATCCTTTGTGAGATGCCTGAAGAGAAGTTCAAAGCCATGAAAGACTACTATCGTGGTCGGGCTGAAGAGCAGAACGAATCAATTCCAGGAGAACTTGATGCGATGGCAAGGACAGGGGGCATTCCTATTCACCAGGATAGGAAATCAACTAGTAGCTCTGGTCGAGACATCTCGGTCATGGCTGACGATTAACTGCTATATAAGGAGTAGCGAAAATGGCAAATGCAGATGCAGCCTTTGGGTTTATCCCAGTTCGCCACATGAGCGGTTATGCACCTCGTGCTAACAAATACACCATTACCTCTGGTCTCGCAGAGAACATCTTTAACGGCGATGCCGTCATCCTCGCAGCGGATGGCACGCTTCAGCCTGCAGGTGCTACAGAGGTAAATATCATTGGTGTGTTCGCAGGATGTTCATACACTGCAAGTGATGGCTCTTACGTTTACAGCGAATATTGGCCTTCAGGCACAACCGCTACGGATATTATCGCATATGTTTACGATGATCCGTATATTGTGTTCAAGGCTCAATCAGCTGGCAGTCCTGCTCAGACAAACATCGGTAACTGTGCCGATATTGTTGCTGGGGCAGGTTCAACCACAACAGGCCAATCTGGCTTTGAAATTTCAGGAACTATGGCAGCAGGAACTGCCCAGTGCAAAATCATTGCGTTGTATGACGCACCTGAGAATGCATTTGGGACTAACGCTGTTATGGAAGTGCTCATCAACGAGCATGTCCTGAAAGCAACAGCTGGCATATAGGAGGGTATAAACAATGGCAATGAATAGAGCACAATTTGCAAAAATGCTCGAGCCAGGACTAAACACCCTTTTTGGCCTCGAGTATGATCAATATCCACCAGAGTGGCAGGCAGTCTTTGACACCAACACCTCTCAGAAGGCATTTGAAGAAGATGTTCTTTTGGAAGGCTTTGGCAATGCTCCTGTGAAAGCGGAAGGTGCAGCAATCTCTTATGACGCAGCAAGCCAGCAATGGACTGCTCGCTATCAGCATGAGACAATTGCTTTGGCATTCAGCATCACAGAAGAAGCCGAAGAAGATGGTCTCTATGGCTCAATCGCTGCTCGTTACACAAAAGCATTGGCTCGCTCAATGGCTTCCACAAAGGAAATCAAAGCAGCTAATGTTCTGAACAATGCTTTCAGCGGTTCAGGCGTAACTGGTGGTGATGGTAAAACACTGTGTGCAACTGATCACCCGACTCGTTCTGGTAACCAGTCAAACACTTTGGCAACCGCAGCAGACCTTTCAGAAACTTCTCTGGAACAAATGCTGATTCAAATTGCAGACATGAAAGACGATCGTGGTCTTCGTATCGCTGCACAAGGCACAATGCTAGTCATCCCGACTGCATATAGTTTTGTTGCAGAGCGTCTGCTTGAGTCTCAGCTACGCACAGGCACTGCTGACAACGACATCAACGCAATCCGAGCAGGTGGTTATCTGCCTCAGGGTTACCATGTGATGCGTCGTCTGTCAGATTCAGATTCATTCTTCATTATGACGGATGTTCCTGATGGCCTGAAGCACTTCCAGCGTTCGCCTCTTAAAAAAGGCATGGAAGGTGACTTTGAAACTGGCAATGTTCGCTATAAGGTGCGTGAGCGTTATTCGTTCGGCTTCACCGATTGGCGTGGCATCTTCGGTTCCGAAGGAGCATAATGAATGTGGGGGAGGGCAGAAGCCCTCCCCTCAACCTTAATCCTGACTGCCTCGGCAGACACTAGCCACGACAGGAGATAAAAATGGCTACAACAACTTTCTCTGGACCTATTAAGGCTGGAACAATCAAAGAAACGACTGGCACCACAGTCGGAACAGACAAGGCAAATGTTGGCTTTGTTTTAATGGCACAAAGTGCAAATGTAGTTTTCGGAGCTGATGGCACTACAACTGTAGTCGCAACTGTTCCTGCAAACAGCCAAATTTTCCAAATCACTGTAGATGTGACGACTGCATTTGATGCAGGCACAACTAATACTTTTGATATTGGTGATGGCTCAACTGCTGACCAGTATGCAGATGCATTGGCCGTTGGCTCTCAAGCTCGGGTTCTTGCGACCTCTGATGTTTCTCAGATTGGCAACTTGATTGATATTGGCACAACTGATGTTGATGTCACAGTCACTTACAATCAGACAGGAACTGCAGCAACCGCAGGTGCCGCAACTGTAACTGTTCTGTATTTGCAGAATAACAACCTCTCATAATCAGGAGGGTAACTGATGGCTGATATCGTAACAACAACTACGATAGCCGACAACCCTCGTGAGGCTGTGTTCGCTTTTCAATATCAGTATGTTGATACAGGTAATGAAAGTGCAGTCACCAAGATTGATGTGTCGTCTCTCGCTAAGAGTTCAAATGGCGACACATGCACAGGCGTCAGAATACTTGAGTGTTGGTGGATCATTGAAGGATTGACAGTAGAAGTGTTGGCTGATGCTAGCACTGATGTTATTGTCATGCACTTAGCTGAAAGCCAACAGGGTTATCACAACTTTGAAAAGTTTGGTGGCTTGCCATCAACTTCTTCATACGGCACAAGCCCAACTGGTGATGTAAAATTTACCACAACAGGCTCAGCTGCTGCAGGTGATGCGTATCAAGTTGTTCTGAGGGTGGCTAAAGAGTATTAAGGAGGATTCGAATGGCTCAAGTATCTTCAATCAGTAGGGTTGGGACTACAGAGCCATTCGAGCTCCAAATTTCCAGAAGCCAAATACCATATCACAGTTCACTTTTCAAATACGGATACAATCCGAACATCATTAATGTCAATGAAACTGTCTGGGATGCAGGTGGAATCTACGCATATCCTGCTTCAGCTGTTGCTATGACTGCTACGAGTGCCAGTGGAGCGTCTGATTCAGGCGTTACAGGAATAATTTTTGGGCTGGATGCTAATTATTTAGAAGTTTCTGAGGCTTTCACGCTGAACGGCTCTGGAACCTACACCACTACACAGACTTTTTTGCGTGTATACAGAGCTTACATAACTGGAGGCTCCGCTCCTACAGGAAACATCACAATCGCCAATGGAGGGACAACCTACGCCCAAATAACAGCAGGTGAAAATCAGACCCTAATGGCTGTTTATACAGTCCCAGCAGGAAAAAGCCTGTATGTTTATCAAGGTGTGGCCACTCACGGCACAGGAACATCAGGTGGAGTTTTTATGACTGTTCGTTTCATGGTCAGGAATCCTGGGGAAGTTTTCAGGACAGCAGTCAAAGTTGATGTCTCGGAAGGCGAAATACTTTATCCATTTGCTCAACCTCTGAAGATTCCTGAGAAATCAGATATCGAGGTCAGAGCCATTTGTAACAAAAATCAGGCGAATGCTGTTTCAGCCTCGTTTGACGGAATAATTGTCGAGGAGTCTTTATAATGGCTACTTCAGGAACAGTCGCATTCAGGCCAGATGTTGAAGAAATAATTGCCGAGTCTTTTGAGCGAGTCGGGATGGACGCTCAGAACATGACAGGCTATCAGGCTCTTGCTGCTCGCAGAAGCCTAAATCTTTTATTTAGTGAATTTGCAAACAGAGGAATAAACTACTGGGCAGTTCAAAACAATACTTTGGCTCTGACCCAAGGCACAAGCACTTACACTTTGCCTGCTGGGACAATTGATCTCATTGATGTTGTTATAAGAGAAACAACAGGCAGCACAACAACAGACACAATAGTTCAGCGTATAAGCATATCAGAATACAATCAACTGCCGAACAAGTCTGACACAGGCAAGCCAAGCCAATACATGCTTGATAAACAATACACACCTGTCATGTATCTTTGGCAAGTGCCAGACACAAATAGTTACAGTCTTGTTTATTGGTCAATCAATCAACTTGAAGACATAAGTGCATCAAATCAAGACGCTGACATACCTTATAGGTGGAGCGATTGCATATGCGCAGGGCTGGCTAGCAAGTTAGCACTGAAATATCAGCCTGACAAATTTAATCTGCTCAACCAAGTTTATGAAAGAGCATTTGAATTTGCAGCATCAACAGACAATGATGGGGTGACATTGAGAGTTCGCCCAACAGGATTGAATTTGAGTTAATGGGAAGAGTCAGAAGAGCAAGAGGCATAAGGTCTGTAGCAATAAGCGACATCACAGGGTTTGAAGTCGACTACAAAGATCTTGTCACAACTTGGGATGGCTTAAAAGTTGAGCCAGAAGAATATGACCCAAAGCAACCTCAGCTGACTCCACGCAAAAATGTTTTTGATGCGACTGCATTAAAGAATGCTAGGCCAGATGATGATCAAGAGCCTGTTTTCTTTTTTGTCGGCTACAATTATGCAATCTCAACAGACAGGAATCAACTTCCTCCTGTTGGCATAAGTGGCAAAGGCTCAGTCGGATTCGTAACTGTGGTGACTTAAATGAGGTATGCAAAAGGCACAAAATCTGTAGCCACGAGCGACATCTCAGGCTTCAAAGTTCCTTACAAGTCTCTCAAAAGGACTTGGCAGGGATATTATGTTGAGCCAGAAGAGTGGGATCCAAAGCACCCTCAGCTGACGCCAGCAAAGAATGTCATTGATGCCACAGCACTACTTAACCCAAGACCAGGAAATAACAGACAAGAAGATGCTGAAGTTTTCATAGGCTACAATTACGATCCTTTTTTACCTATTCAACAGAGGCCACCAGTTGGTGTTCCGTCATTTGGGGTCGTTGGCAATACATTTTCTCCAGAGATAGATTTATTAGTCACTGGCGTAGCAGGCACAGGTGCCACAGGAACAATAACTGAATTTGAAACAGATGTTGTTGGTGTAGCAGGAACAGGAGCTCTTGGTGTTTATGCAGCTGAATCAGAAATAACAGAGACAGGCGTAGCAGGCACAGGCAATACAGGCACAGCAGTAGCTAACATTGTTATATCTGTCCCAGTGACAGGTTTGGCAGGAACAGGTGCTCTAGGAACATTCTCAACAGCCACAACAGTCATAGGTTTGGCTGGCATTGGAGCTCTGGGAGCATTCACTCTTGAATCAGAAATAACTGAGACAGGAGTCGCAGGAACAGGTGCACTCGGCACTACACTTGAAGAATCTGAGATAGCCGAAACAGGCGTAGCAGGAACAGGTGCAGTGCACATCCTTGGTGAGTCTGACGGAAGTAGCGTAAGAGTCCAAGTTGATGGTGTTGTTGGTGTGTCTGGCATAGGAACAACAGGTAACGAAGTTGCCGTAGCTGAAATAACTGAAACAGGATTAGGTGGAACAGGTGCCATCGGAACAGCCGAGCCAGCCCAAGGATGGGGACAAGGTGGCTGGGGTGAGCAAGGATGGGGGTATGGAATATGAATTATACACAATTAGTCGCTAATATACAAAACTTTATGGAAGATGACTCAACAGAGTTGTCAAACTCCATTGATCAAATTATTGCTCAGGCTGAGGAGATGATCTTTCAAAGATTGCCAAGTTTGCCTTGTTACAGGCAGAGCTCCCCTTTAGCAACAGTTGATGGTCAAGCTGATTATACAATACCAAATGCGAGAATGATCAGGCAGATTGATATTCTTTCTGCTTCTGGGATTTCTTACCTTGATCACAGAATTGATTCTTATTTGCGTGATTATTGGCCTGATGCCACAGCAACAGGAACTCCAAAATATTATAGCACAAAATCTGCTAGCACAAGTGGAATCACTGTGACGCTTGCTCCAACGCCAAATTCTATTATAATAACTAATGTTGATTTTATAGCACCTGAAACTGGGCTTTCTTCAGGGAATGCAAACAGTTGGATAGGTGATCATGCGGAGGCAGTGTTACTTTCTGCTGCACTTTATGAAACTTCTGCTTTTCTTAAAGCACCAGAAACGCTAAACTTATACAAGGGACAGTTTGATGAGGCTGTGCAACTGTTCCAGCAAGAAATGGCACGGAACTATACAGCTGAATATAACGGAGGCATCTAACAATGGCTATTACCCAAGCTATGTGCACCTCTTTCAAAGAGGATCTGTTCCAAAAAGAACAGGATCTTGATACTGATACTATCAAGATAGCACTTTACACTTCTTCTGCGACTTTGGACGCAACCACAACTGCATATACTGCCTCAGGCGAAGTCAGTGGCACAGGTTACACAGCAGGTGGCGTAACTCTGACAGGAGCGACAATCGGCACGAGTGGGACAACTGCTTATGTTGATTTTGATGATCCTGAGTGGACTTCTGCATCATTCACTACTGCTGGTGCTTTAATTTATAATGACACGACTGCTGGTGATAATTCAATTGCTGTTTTAAGTTTTGGCGGTGACTTCACTGTAACAGCAGGAACTTTTCGGATTGTTTTTCCTGCAGCTGGTGCAGCAGCAATAATTCGGATTGATTAAAAAGAGGATATTGACCCATGCCTAGCACTTATTCAACCAATCTCCGACTGGAACTCATGGCTGATGGCGAAAAGTCAGGCACATGGGGAACAATAACCAACACAAATCTGGGAACGCTTCTTGAGCAAGCTGTTACAGGAGTCGCCTCCGTAACACATGATGACTCAGCAAGTTACACCCTGACCACCAATAATGGCTCGACTGATGAGGCTCGTAACGCTGTTGTGCTTATGACTGGCGTTCTTACAGCTGCGAGGGAAGTCATTGTTCCTGATGTTGACAAAGTTTATATCTTCAAAAACGGAACTAGTGGTGGTTATGACCTGACATTCAAAACTTCAGGTGGATCAGGAGTAACAATTCCAAATGGCAGAGCAGCAATTGTTTATGTTGATGCCTCAACAGGAGCTGTCAATGCTATTGACGATGGTTACTTCACTGACTCTATTTTTATAGAAGGCACAGGCACAGGAAACTTCATCACAGCAGAATCAACCAATGCTGGGTCTGCTTCTGGGCCAGACATGAAGATGTATCGGAACTCTGCTAGCCCAGCAGATGGTGATGCAATTTCAAAAATTGTTTTCCACGCTAACACCGATGATGGTGCTGGGGGTGTTTCTGTAGCAGATGTTGAATATGCTAACATCGCCGTAACAGCACCAGAAACAAACGAAACAACAGGTGAGGCTGGCAAACTTACAATCAGCCTGAAAAGAGGTGGCACAACTCAAAGTTATATTGAGATTCAAGGTGGCACAAATTCAGACTCTGACAATGACTCGATCATTTTCAAAACTGGTGGCACAGCAGCAATCACAATTGATAACAGCCAACTTGTTACAACTGGTGCAGGTTTAACAGTCGGGACAAACCTAGATGTTTCCAGCGGCACGATTAAACTGGACGGCAATTATCCGACTGGCACAGGCAATGTGGCGTTGGGTGATGCTGCGTTAGATGATGGCAGTTTAACAGGAAACTACAATGTTGCTGTTGGGCTAAACACACTAACTGCATTAACTTCTGGTGGCAATAATACTGCACTTGGTGCTAATGCTGGATTTGCTTCGACTACTGCAGACATGAGTGTTTTCGTAGGCAGGGCAGCAGGTGTTGCTGTAACTACCGGAGATTATAATACAGCAGTTGGAGGAGAGGCATTAAAAGCCACCACCACCGCAAACAACAACACAGCAGTTGGGTATCAGTCACTGTTAGCAAACACGACAGGTGCAAGCAATACGGCAGTGGGTATATACTCGTTAGACGCAAACACCACTGGCACACGCTTAAACGCTTTTGGTGCTTCGGCACTGTCAGCCAACACCACAGCTAGTGACAATGTGGCTTTTGGTAGTAATGCTTTGCTTAGCAATACCACTGGCGTATACAATATAGCAGTTGGTAACTATTCCCTGCGTAATACGACCACTGGCGGTTATAATACAGCACTTGGCCATCAGGCTCTTGACACACAAGTAACTGCGTCCAACAACACTGCTGTTGGATGGAGGGCTGGTTACGACAATACTACAGGCAGCAGCCTTGTAGCAGTTGGGTATGTGGCTCTGCAAAACAACACGACAGGCAACAATAGCGTGGCTGTTGGACGAGGGGCTTTAGGCACGAATACTACCGCCGATAACAACACTGCTGTTGGATATCAAGCTCTTACCTCAAATTCGACTGGTTATCAAAACACCGCAGTTGGGCAATCTGCTTTAGATGCAAACTCAACAGGTATATTTAACACAGGGGTGGGTGCAAATGCACTTGGGTCAAACACCACAGCATCTAACAACACAGCAGTGGGTTATCAGGCAGGGTATAGTAATACTACTGGTACAAGAACAATCGGTTTAGGATATCGTGCAGTATATGCAAATACCACAGGTAATAATAACATAGGGATTGGTAATGAAGCACTTGATGCAGTAACAACTGCGTCTAATAACATTGGTATTGGTTATCTAGCACTTACAACTTTTGCAGGTACAGGAGATACTAATAACATTGGTATAGGTACAGGTGCGTTACAGAATAGCACCACTGCCACCAATAGCACTGCCATTGGTCATCAAGCACTTTACTCCAACACCACCGCAAACAACAACACTGGTGTGGGGTATCAGGCTGGATATAGTAATACGACAGGTGCGGGCAACACTGCTGTAGGAAGACTGACCAGTTATACTAACTCTACAGGCAGCAGCAACACTGCTGTTGGGGAAAGCACTCTATATTTTAACACAGCAAGTAATAACACTGCGTTTGGCGTATCTTCACTTTATACCAATACAACAGGAACATATAATGTGGGTGTTGGTCGTAGAGCTTTAATGTCAAACACAACTGGCAATTACAGTGTTGCTATGGGTCAGGATGCGCTTCGTAATAATACCACTGCATCTGAAAATGTAGCTATCGGTAATTTAGCGGGATATAGCAATACAACAGGCTCACCTATAACTGTCGTTGGCAATAAAGCTGGCTACAGCAACACCACAGGTGAGGTAACAGCTTTTGGCGATGAGGCTTTGTATTCCAACACAACAGGAACAAACAACACTGCAATGGGTGTGTTGTCTTTGTATGCAAATACGACAGGCAATTATAATACCGCACTTGGTAGACAAGCCTTGCGATTCAACACCACCGCATCCAACAACACCGCTATTGGTTATCAGTCTGGGTATAGTACTACTACTGGTTTTTATGTTGATGCGCTTGGCTATCGCTCTTTGTATTCTAACACCACTGGTAACAATGTTGTAGGGCTTGGCTTTCAATCTCTTTACAGCAACACGTCTGGTGTTTCTAACGTGGCTGTTGGCACTGATACGTTGTATTCTAACACCACCGCTTCTAACAATGTGGCTGTGGGTTATCGTGCTTCGTATTCTAACACCACTGGCACAGAAAATGTAGGAGCTGGTGCTTATGCCTTAAATGCAAATACAACTGGACAATATAATTCTGCTGTTGGTTATGCAAACCTGCAAGGCAACACAACAGGTTCGTATAATACGGCATTAGGCAGAGCTGCACTGCAAGCAAACACCACTGCAAACTTTAACACTGCGATGGGTTACAATGCAATGTATGCTAATACCACGGGAATCCAGAATACCGCCATTGGTAATAATGCTTTAGACGCAAATGTAACTAGTAACTATAGCACTGCAGTAGGTTCATCTGCTCTCACAACTAGCACAGGCGGTGGTAATACTGGTATTGGGTATTATGCTGGTGGTGCAATGACCACAGGTAGTAATAATACATTTATAGGTGGTGATTCTGCCTATACTACAACGAGTGGTTCAGATAATGTGGCTGTTGGATATGGGGCTGGTATCTACCTAACGACAGGTAGTGGTAATGTTTATATTGGTCGTAGAGCAAGGTCAACTGCAACTGCAAACTATGCCATTAACATTGTTGCTGATAACACAGACATTTATGACAAAGGAACATCCACTGGATTTATTTATCCCGGAGGTGGGGGTGTCTACCAAGGTAACAACTCATCTAGCTGGTCAACAACATCTGACCGCAGACTGAAGAAAAACATTGTAGACAACACAACTGGTCTTGATGCAATCACACAAGTTCAAGTTCGCAACTTTGAGTATCGCACTGAAGATGAAATTACAGAACTTGATGCTAAAAATGTTATCAGGAAAGAAGGCTTACAGCTTGGTGTAATCGCACAAGAGATACAGCAAGTATTACCAGATATGGTAAAAGAAGAATCTACAGGCGTTCTGTCAGTAGACCCAGATAACATGACTTGGTATCTGGTTAATGCAGTTAAAGAACTGAAACAACAACTAGATGAGGCTAATGCTCGTATAGCCGCACTTGAGTCCAACTAAACTATAGGAGATTAAAATGGACAATGAAATCACAGCAGAAGAAATTGCACAGCACTATTCAGCAATGGGTGACAGTGTTGACCTTATCAATGGTATTATTGCTGGCACAGAAGGGGAAGAGCTTGATGCAACTGAAAAGCAAAATTGCGTAGACCGTAATGTTGAGCATCTGGAAATCATGGTTGCAAAAGACTTTTGGACAGATGAAAGCATGACAGCAGTCAATGCCGCAATCACAGCAGGGAAGGCTTACACAGCATGAGTGAGTCAAATGTAATCACCATCGCAGGTAAGGAATATGAAGAGTCTGCTATGGACAGCCAGCAGATGTATCTGATTAACCAGATTCGTGATCTGCAGTCCAAGGCTGGCTCTCTCCGTTTTCAACTTGATCAAGTGCAAGTGGCACAAGACGCTTTCACCACAGCACTGATTAAAACTGTGGAGGAAGTGGATGGCGAAGCCGACAGTCCAGAGCGTTCAATCGCAAATTGATACACACGAAGCTGTTTGTGCGGAGCGTTGGAAAGAAACAATCCTCCGTATCAAACGCATTGAGCGTATTATGATCGGGACTGCAGGTGCCACAATTTTGCTTCTTGTGAGTTTGTTAACAAGGAGCATTTAACATGACAGTCGAAACTTTTTTGAAGTGGAAAATACTGCCTAGATTCATGATGCTAGTTATGACACTCATGAGTTGGCGAGTTGTTGAGTGGTTTATGTCTTTGCCAGAGCCTAGCAATGCCCAAGCTGGGCTTGTTTCTGTTGTCACAGGGGCTATGACAGGTGCATTTGCCGTTTGGATGAATCATGAAGGAAAGGGTTAAATCATGCTTCAAGCACTTATCGGTCCAGTCACTGGCCTCCTCGATAAATTCATTGAGGACAAAGATCAGAAGGCTCGTCTTGCACATGACATTGCTACTATGGCAGAAAAGCACGCTCACGAAGCTGCGATGGCACAAACTGATATCAACAAAGCTGAAGCACAGCACAGATCGATATTTGTTGCTGGTTGGCGTCCTTTTATCGGTTGGACTTGCGGTGTCGCTTTGGCTTATCATTTCGTGGTTGCTCCGCTGATTCTGTTCGGTGCAGGTTGGGCAGGTGCAGAGATTCCTGAGCTGCCGCAGTTTGACATGGACTCTTTAATGACTGTTCTGCTCGGGATGCTTGGTCTCGGTGGCATGCGGACATTTGAGAAATCGAAAGGTCTGACTAAGTGAATCACAACTTGAACAAATGCATGGAGATGCTGTTAGAACATGAAGGTGGTTATGTTGATCACCCTAGTGATCCTGGAGGTGCGACTAATTTAGGCGTAACTAAAAAAGTCTGGGAAGAATATGTCGGTCATGAAGTAACCAAAGATGATATCAAGGCTCTGACAGTTGAGCAAGTCACTCCGCTCTACAAAATTAAATACTGGGACAAAGTGAGAGGCGACGATCTTCCGAGTGGAGTTGATTGGTTCTTATTTGATTGGGCTGTAAACAGTGGTCCAGGACGCTCCGCTAAGGCTCTTCAGTCAATCGTGGGGGTAACTACAGATGGAGCCATTGGTCCCATGACGCTGGCTGCAGTGGCCAACAAACCACAAAAAGAAATTGTTGAAGAAATGCACAAAATAAGGCAAGATTTCTACGAGAGCCTTAAAACTTTTGAAACATTCGGGAGAGGCTGGACTCGTCGTAACGATGAAACAAAACATCAGTCGCTGGAGATGATATAATGTCATTGCGTCTTCTTCAATTCAGACCAGGAATCGTCAAAGATATAACTCAATATTCTGCAGGCAAGAATGGTCCATTTTATATTGACGGAGACAAAGTAAGATTCAGAGACGGATTCCCAACAAAGATTGGTGGCTGGGAAAAAGAAACACAATATGGCCTTTCCTCCGATGGCAATGCAAACTACACAATTACAGCAACTGCCATAGGTGTTGTTCGCAGCATGCTTTATTGGCGTGCCATAACAGATGGTGAAGACTATTTGGCACTCGGAACTCACAATCACTTGATGGTTAACGAGAACCAAGCCTTATACGATATAACTCCTCTGCGTAAAACTTCATCCAGTCTGTCAAATCCATTTGCGACTGTTGACACTAGTTCCGTCATAACTGTTACGGATACAGCCCATGGTGCATTGGACGGAGACTGGGTAAGAATAAGAGGTGCCAGTGCGACCAATGGCATTCTCGCAGACACTATCAATGCAGCCTATGGCTATCAAATATCTTACATTGATGCGAACACTTACACAATTGATGTAGGAACAGCAGCAACCAGCACAGGAACAGGTGGTGGAACAGTCAATATTGATTATTTAATTGGTGCGGCTGCTGGCTTAGGAACTCAAACATCAAATGCTGCACTCGGTTGGGGTGCTGGTGGATGGGGATTAGGAACTTGGGGAACTCCTCGGACAATCTCTACGAGTCTGCGTTTGGAAAACTCACAATGGACTTTGAACCAATGGGGTGAAGACATAATAGCAACTGTTCGCAGTGGTGCTATATATTATTGGGACACTTCCACAGGCGTTGGAAGCAGAGCTGTTGCAGTTTCTAGTCTTGGTGGTGCTTCTGATGTTCCTGATGAAAACAGGATGACGACTGTTTCTTTCCCTGATAGGCATTTGGTTTCTTGCGGGTGCACACCTTTGGGTGGTTCGGACATTGACCCGATGCTTGTGCGTTGGTCTGATCAAGAAGATTATGCAAACTGGACGCCATCAGCAACCAATACCGCAGGTGATCAGAGGCTTGTTGTTGGGACAAAGATAACAGATGTGATATCAACCCGTGATGAAACATTCATCTCTACGGATGAAGCAGTTTACGGGATGTCATTTGTTGGCCCACCATTCACCTTTTCTTTCCGTTTGTTGGCTACGAACTGCGGAGCCATAGGCATGGGCGTTATGGGGAATGTTGACGGAGATGTTTATTGGATGTCTAATGAAACATTCTTCATTTACAATGGTGCTGTTCAAGAGTTGCCTTGCCCAGTTAAGCATTATGTATTTGACAGAATGCAAAAGAACTATTCAGATAAATTTTTCTGCGCACTGAATAAAGATTTTGATGAAGTTACTTGGTTCTATGTCAGCACTGACGTCTCAGCAACAACTCCTGACCCAGAGCCTGATTCTTATGTAACATATAATTACAGAGACAATGCTTGGTCAATCGGGTCAATGTCAAGAACCGCATGGGAAGATGCATTTGGCTTCCGGAAAGTTCCTTTTGCTTATGATGAAGACGGAGATCTTTACAATCACGAAACTGGAACAGACGCTGATGGTGCTGCTATGACTGCATTCATTGAAACTTCACCAATGGAAGTTTCTCAAACTGGTGATGATTTGATGCTTGTTGATAAAGTTGTGCCTGATGCAACAATGACAGGTTCTTTGAATATGACTGTAAAGTCAAGAAAATATCCTCAAGATGTTGATATTACAAAAGGACCATTTACTATTTCGTCAAATTCAACTAAAGTAAGTCTGCGAGCTCGTGGTCGCCAGATAGGATTCAAATTGGAAAGTTCCTCAGTCGGAGATAGTTGGCTGGTTGGTGATTTCAGAGTTAACGCAAGGCAGGATGGCTTGAGATGAGTAGAATAAATGTAAGATTGCCACAACCACCAAGAGCCTACGAGCAAGGCTGGGCACAAAGGACGATCTCCACTTTGGAGTTGCAGTTGTCTGAGATCAACTCAGCAGCAAACACAACCCCATTTCAAACATCAAATGTCACAAAAGATTATGTTTTAGATGCAGATTCAACAACTTTAGCTGAGGTTGCCGATGTTCTTGGCACTCTCATAGAAGACTTAAAAGGGAAAGGAGTAATCAGCTAATGGCAGACGTAACAGGACAACCAGGAGCATTGACAGGCCTGACCCTAGAGGAAGAATCAGATAAGCCTGTTATTTATGGTGTTTATCAAACAAGGTCTCAAACGCCACAAATGGATTTGAGCAATTTGCAGAATGTTTATGGAACTTCTGCGATGCCTGTATTCAACTGGGTTCGCACAATCCAAACAGGAACCAGAAGTTACAATCCCAACAGCGACTCTGACAGGGAGATGCTTGAGGAATACCGTAGGCTGACTGAAGAACAAGGTGCTCCTCCAGGACTTCCTGATTGGTCAGAGATCGGCAAGCAAGCAGTAATAGGCGTAGCCAGCCAAGTCGGTCAACAAGCAGCATCTCAAGCAGGTGCCGCACTTTTTGATCCTTACTTAGCAGGCAGCACAACAGACAAACTTTTGGCAGGTGTTGGACAAACTTTTGGATCTACGCCATCACAGCTTGTTTCTTCAACTCAAAGTTCAGCATTCTCAAATCTTTCCGAATTGCCTAAAAACAATATTGTTGTTCCAGAACTAGCAAACAGAAAAGTAGCAGAAGCCACAGGCAACTTAGACCTTTTCAATGCATTGGGTGATGATGCAGGAAAATCAATCGGTGATAATGTAACTTCTTACACCGCAGACGAACTTTCAAAGGCAGGTGTCACTGTTGATAAAGCAGGCAAAGCAACCCTAAGCGAAGGAGCAAAAGGAAATATCACCTCCGAAGCAATCACAGCCAGCTCTTCAACACCGACTTATCTTGAACAGGTTGGTGATAGGCTTTATGGGACTGAAGCAGCAAAAGCCAACTGGTCAGGTGCCGCAGGTGCTGGAATTATCAACTTTGGTGTTCAGCTCGCTATGGGCGAGGATCCTGAAAAGGCAGCAAAGTCTGCAGGTGCTTCAGCAATCGGAACAGCAGTCGGTAATGCTCTGCTTCCTGGAATCGGAGGAGTTATCGGTGGTGTTCTTGGTGGAATTGTAGGTGGCCGAGTTATTTGTAATGAGTTGTGCCGTCAAGGCATGATGACTCGTAAGCAAGTTGTTCTTGATTACCGATTCACTCGTGACTACCTAACCCCACAGCATGTTAATGGTTATCATGTTTGGGCTGTCTGGATGGTCAAGCAAATGCGTAAAGGGAAACTTGTTAATTTCTGGAAACATGTTGCTTGTCACAGGGCTAATGAGATCGCTTACATTTACGGAGAGCGAAACAAGCCTGATTATCTAGGCAAAGTTTATCGTCGCATCTTCGAGCCAACTTGTTGGGTCATCGGTGCATTTTGTAAGACCACAGACTGGTCATCACTCTACAAGCCAAAGGAGATTTTATAATGGCTCGTGAACCAATGAAAATGGATGGTGCGACTGCCAATCCTCTGGCTGCAATGCCTGCTCAAGGTCGTGAAAATTTAATGAAGTCGTCTGAAAGCATCCGTGCTGTTCTGATGGCTCGGTTAGCAAATATGGGTCCAGAAGAGTTGCGGATGCTTGATTCAGCAATCACCCCAGAAGTTGCTCGTGTTTTGATGAAGTTGTTGCCTGAGTTGCAAGAGCTAGTTGAAGCAGTAGCAGGTCAAGGTGCACAAATGCAGCAACAGCGTAGAGCACCAGCTGGCGGTATGCCTCGTGAGATGGGTGCTCTTGGTAACATGTAATGGAAATAAGGAGAGCTGGCCCACTTGATTTGAGTGCTTTGATTGGTATGTTAGCAGAAATGCATGAGCAAACTGAAATACCGACTCCACCAATCAATAGCGAAAAGATGATAAATAAAATCAATGAGGTCATACACAGAGGTGTTGTATTTGTGGCATTAGATGAAGGAAATGAATTGATGGGTTCTGTTGGAGGGATGGTAGGTCAAGACTGGTGGTCTGATCAACCTTATCTTGCAGACCTTTGGTTTTATGTTTCACCGAAGCATCGGAAAGGAACAATAGCACTAAAACTAATTAAAAACTTTATCGAAACAGCAAATGACGCTAAACTAACTGTGAGACTGGGTCACATCTTCTCTGGCGATCTTGAGCGTAAAGACAAATTTTTTGAGCGTCTAGGAATGACCAAGGCTGGCTCAGTATTCGTGGAGGCATAAATGGGTGGCTTTTGCACAACAGGCACTGAAAATTTACCTACCTATGAAAATGTCCTTACAGGGACAGACATCCCTGAGTGGGTTTCAGCAGGTGGCAAAATACTTTTTGAGCAAGCAGGAGAGCTAGCCAAAAGTCCTTACCCAGGATATCAAGGTGCACGGATCGCTAGTTATGACGGGAAAAAATTAACACCCGAAGAAAGACAGGCTTTTGATCTTTTGACTAGTGGGGCTGAAAGTTATCAGCCTTATGTTGACACAGCATATCAAGCAGCAACAAGGCTTGGTCGTGGTTATGATGCGGCCACTAGGTCTCAGTTGATGGGTCCAGGATATGGCGGTGCGACTCGTGGTCAACTCACTGGCGGATCAGCTCCAGGATACAGAGGCATGACCTCTAGTCAATTGATAGGAAAAGCCCCAGACATAACAGGTTACACTGGCCAAATGGGTCGTCAAGGTGCTTTGACCAGAGGCGAACTTGTTGGTGATTATCAAGGTGCGACTCGCGAACAATTAACTGGTCCAGGATTTACGCTTGAATCAGCACAACCATTTTTAGATATTTATCAAGGTGCAGCAGACCCAGCAGTTCGTGAAGTTGAGCGTCAAATAGCAGCACAACAAACAGCAAACAGAGCCCAAGCAGCAAGAGCAGGTGCATTCGGTGGCTCAAGAGCAGCAATCTCAGACATTCTGACTGCCTCTGAAGGTGCAGCAAGAGCAGGTGACATCCGCTCTCAAGCAGCACAACAAGGCTTAGGGTTCGCAGCACAACAATTTGAAGCAGACAGAGCAGCACGCTTTGGAGCTGAGCAAGCACTTTCCGCACAAGCAGAAAGAGATCGTGCCGCAAGGTTCGCAGCTGAATCAGACCTCTATGGCAGATTCGCTCAAGACAGAGCATTCGGTGCAGAGATGTCAATGGCAGACAGAGCTGCTCGTATGGAACAAGCCGAGCGTGATAGACAAGCAAGATTCGGTGCAGAACAAGCTGGTCGTTCCGCATACGAAACTCGTATGGCGCAAAGAGAAAGAGATCGGGCTGCACGCTTTGGAGCTGAAGATGTTCTCCGTCAAAGATACCAACAAGATCGTGAGGCTAGGTTCGGAGCAGAAGCAGCACAACGTGCCGCATACGAAACTCAAGAAGCCTCTCGCCTCCGTCAAGCAGAACAACTGCAGTCTTATGCACCTTTAGTTCAAGGACTTCAGGAACAAGCAGCATCAGGCATGCTTTCGGCTGGTGAGGCTCGCAGGAAACTTGATCAGATGGCTCTTGACCTCGCATATTCAGATTATGTTGAGCAAAGAGAATATCCATTCCAGATGTTGAATTTTGCAATGGGTGCTTTGAAAGGTGTCCCATATGAAACGACTCAATATTCGCTCTCGCAAGGTCAGCAATATGTTCAGACTCCGTCAATCTACGGCCAGACTCTTGGTGGTCTGGGGGCATTGGCCTCCGCATATTATATGAGTCAGGGGAGATAATTGAATGGCTATTGGTGATAACAAAGTTTTAGGAGCATCAGGCACAAACATTCTCAACCTCCCACAAGGTGCATTGAAGGCTCTCGGTGGTCAAGAGAACTTTCAAAATGCTATGCAGCTCGCTCAGGCTCTTCAGCCAGCCCCAAAGCCTATTGATCCTGCATTGCTTTCATTTATATATTTCTCTCAAATGGCAGCAGAAGCCTCCAAGCCAGGAGCCACTGCTCTGGGTGCAGCCAGCACTGCAGCATTGACCCCAGCACAATACCTCATGAAAGATTATGAGCGTCAGCGTGACAGAGAAGAAAAACTTCCAGCCACTGCTCTTCAGATCGCCAACTTGATCAAGCCAGCCAAAGGCACTGGTGTAAATTTACAATGGAAAAAACAAAACCCAGTCACGAATGAAGATGGATCCGTAAAGATGGATCAAAATACTGGTGCTGCAGTTTATAACTGGGCACAAGTTGATGGTGCAGGAAATGTCGTTCAGACCCAACAGTTCCCAGACCCAACATCTGCTGCCAAGCCTATAACACTGTATAATAAAGATGGCGAGTCTGTTCTGGTCACTCCAGGAACACAAGCCTACAAAACTGCGACTTCAGATGCTGAACAAGGTGGTGGGTTCTTCTTGACCAGCAAGCCTAAAACTCCTAGCAAGCCGAGCACTTATGTAGTCACTTCTGATGAAGGATTGAATCTTGGCGGTGTGAAATATGAAAAAGGTTCTGAAGTTCTGCTGAACAATGATCAAGCCAACACATTCAGCAACTTGATAGCAGAGCCACCAAAAACAGAAACATATAAAACGAGTGGCTCAGGAACTTTGGCTAAATATATGTCTGCGGAAGATGCAAAGAAATTTGTCATCGGTCTTAATTTGCCAGAAACTTCCCCGAACTTTCAAACTATCGTTGATAGGCTCACAGCCAAAAATGATTCTCAAATTGGCCAACCTATTTCAGATGCTGGCGTTTTCCTAGAAGTTGTGCCTTTCATGAAAGGTGATGAAGTCATCAATCTCATGTTAACCCCATCAAAGACTGCAGCAACACCATTCTTTACGACATATGTTGAGAAGCGTCTGCCGCTGATTGCCAAGGCTTCTGACACCTACAATACGACTGCTCGTGAGGTTCTCCCGAGAGTTGACGAAGCACTGACGCTTTTGAAATCAGGCAAAGTTGAAACAGGCAAGTTGACACAAGTCATGATGCCATTCAAGCAAGTCTTTAATCAGGCTTTCGGCATCAATGATCCTGAGATTGTGGGTCTTGAGACTTTGCAAGCGACATCAAACTTCTTGGCTCCGAAAATGCGTCCTGTCGGGTCAGGCTCAACCTCCGACATGGAATTCAAAGCCTACCAACAAGCAGCATTGTATCTCGGTAACACTCCTGAAGCCAACTACATCTCTCTTTATGCTTTCAAGAAAATGGCTGAAAATGGTGTCAGACTGAATCAACTTGAACAAGAGATGCTGACATCAAACGAATACACAAACATGAGAGCAGTCAATGAAGAATTGAATAAATTTGACCGAGGCATTTTTGAAAAATACACAGGAGACCCAGAAGACGAGGCTGCTGTGCTTGAGTGGTATAACAGTCTTGATGATGGTGCTGTTGTAATTAACAATGGGATCTTTGATTCCAAATCACCATATATAATTAAAGGATGGGGGTCATAATGGGTGGAATAGCATTACCTGATGGAGCAGGAGCTCTCGGCAATCCGTCTGCAAACCCGACACCAGAAGGTCAACAAGTCGCAGAGGCAAATGAAAAGAGCCTTTGGGAACAGATTGCTTCTCTTCCTGGAGGGATTTATGCTGCAGCCACTGGCGAAGGCATCCCGATTGAATTCCCCAACATCCCCGAAACAACTGAGATGGGAGACAATGCTCCAGGATTTTTTGAAGCATTCATGATGAACAACAAGTTGATGTTCGCCAGAGATGATTTCGGTAAGGCTGAGATCATGCAAGATGCTTTCAAAGATGACGAACGCTGGGGTGGAGTTTACACCGACAAATTTGACAACCCTATGATTGTCTGGAATGGCAAACCATATTATGTCAACAAACCAGGATTTTCAGGCCAAGACATCGGGACATTTACTGGCGAGATAATTAAGTTCGCACCAGCCACAAAATTTGTCGGTGGAGCCAAAACTCTAGGCCAAACAATCTTGCGTGGAACTGGTGCATACGGCACGACTGAATTGGCAGGTCAGGCTGGTGAGGCTATGCTTACTCCTGAAACAACTGCAGCTAAAGACAGGTCAATTGAAGACTTAGCAGGTGAAGTCGGCACATCTACGGCTATTGGCGTGGGTGTTGATGTTTTGATGCCACCTATCGCTAAAGGTGTCAAGACTGTTGCCAAGGCATCAGGCAAAGCAGTCCCAGAGGGTGTCAGAACAATGTTCCCTCGTTTCAAGCCAGAGATTTTACAAGAATCAAAATACCCACTGACTCAGGGTCAGCGGACAGCTGCACTGCCTGATGCAAGAACAGGTCAGATAGGTCAGAAGACAACACCACAGCTTGAAGAAGAAGACATCATGCGATTCTCTGCTTCAAGTCAACCAACAGCTACAGGCATCATCCGAGCATTTGATGAAGACCAGTTGGCTCAGATTCGTGCAGACGCAAAAATACTTCAAGAAGAATTTGGCTCAGGTCAGGCAGGAGTTCTGGGTGCAGAAGACATCCCAACAGCTGCAGCAGAAGAGATCCAAGCAGGTGTTACAAAAACCGCCCAAAGCCTAAAACAAAGAGCAAGCAAAGCCTATGAAGTTGTTCAAGGTGCTGATGTTCAGCCAGTGATGGGTCGTCAAGGTGTTATGGACACTTCTCAGGCTGCATTGGATTCTGTCCTCAGCCCACAAGGTCTCGGAATCACTCAGCGTGAACTTGACAGGATGCCAATCCTGAACAAAGAAATTGCTTACCTTAGGAAGATCAACAGGCTCTCTCAAAATCCGAACTTCAAA